CCACCTTCAACAACGTTGATTACGATGTAACTGCAACAGCCCTATCAGGTGGGACAATCGTGTTGCAAAACTACACGAAGGGAACTAACCAATCTTCAGGGGATGCAATCGTGCCAACCGGATATAATTTTGATTTACAGGTTGGCAGAACCATAGCTGGAACAAGCGATGTGTATACGCTGGCAGCTAGAACAATCTCTGGCACAGATGACATCATCGGATGTCTGGCTTTCTGGGATTTGACTGACGGGGCATAGCATGGAACGCCGTAAGAAACGCACACTCCCCTTAGAACTGACGACATCCAATCAGGATATCTACACCGTTCCCGCCCGTTTCACAGCAGACGTGAACAGCATCTATATCAACAATGCGTCCTCTTCCGCTGTAACTTTTAGTCTGGACTGGTATGAAGCTGCAACAACAACATATCATACCCTTGCGGAAACTGTTGAGTTACAACCTAACTCGCTGCTTCAGATTACAGACTACCCTCTTTTCCTTGTCAAGGATGACAAGATTCGCGGCCTTGCAAGTGCGAATAGTGCCGTTCACATATCAATATCCATAGAAGAGTTTTTTGAAACCTCTCTATAACTTGCCAATCTAAGGAGAAAACCTATGGCAATCACAACCGCAATGTGCAACAGCTTTAAGCAAGAATTGCTAGGTGGCGTTCACGATCTTGACACGGATGTTATTAAGCTGGCACTGATTAAAGATACTCCAACTGGCACATACAATGCCAGCACAACCAACTACTCTGACGTAACAGGTAACTCTGATGAGGCATCAGGAACTGGTTATTCTGCGGGAGGCCAAAACCTTGATGGTGCAACAATTTCTTTGGACACTTCCACAGCTATCGTTGATTTTACCGATGAAGTATTCAGTAACGTAACTGTTTCTGCTGATGGCTGTATCATCTACAATTCCTCACAGGGTAACAAAGCGATTGCTGTCATCGATTTTGGTGGCACAGTATCTGCTACTGCTGGTGACTTGACTATTGAATTTCCTGCTGCTGACGCATCCAACGCTGTAATCCGCATTGCATAAGGAGTAGAACATGGCGTTCTACGATTCCTCTGATGCACTCTATGGAACTGGTGTCTATGGCTCTCCCCTATACGGAGTTGTAGCACCTGAAGTTGCACTAGCAGGAGTCAGTGCTACTGGTTCAGTTGAATCAGTTGCTATCAATGGATTTGAGATTGATATCTCTGAACGTCTTACCAGCGTCAGCGCAACAGGCACAGTAGGCACACTCACTGTAAATATCACAGAATCTCTTGGTAGTGTAAGTGCTACAGGTTCTATTGGAACAGTTGAACCACAGGTAGACGAGGCACTCGATAGTGTATCTGCTACAGGCTCTGCAAACACAGTAACTGTAAATATCTCAGAAAAGATTGCTGGCGTATCTGCTACAGGAAGCGTCAACACAGTTACAGAAAATACCGGAGCAGGAATTTCTGGTGTATCCGCTACCGGAAGTATAGGCACAATTCAGCCAAATATTACGGTTTCGGTAACAGGGGTATCCGCTACTGGATTTGTAAATACGGTAGAAGATCAACCTACTGAAAAACTAGCAAGCGTATCTGCTACGGGTTCCGTTGGAACAGTCCAACCTGTCGTCAGTTTCTCCGTAAGTATTACAGGCGTTCAAGGAACAACCGCACTAGGTAGCATAGAGGCAAAAACAACTGAATCGCTACTAAGTGTAAGTGCATCTAGTTTTGTTGGATCTCTCACCCTTCATGTAGCTGAAAAAGTAACGGGAGTTGTGGGAACTACAACTATTAATCTCCCGGCTCCGTCAGATGCTATCACGGTATTTGTTGCTTCTGCCTATAATCGTAAGAGAACAGCCTACGTATCTGCCGCTACCTTCCAGCTTTACCAAGTAGACACGGGTGCAGCAGCTTCCGCTTTTGACAGAAGGCGCATGGTACACGTATCGGCTCCGACCTTTAGCATCTATCAAGTAGATACTGGGGCTGCAGCATCCGCATATAGTAGAGAACGAACTGCATATGTTCTGCCTCATCAGACTTCCCAGAATAGACGGGCTGCGGCATCCACGCATAGTGAAGAACGAACTGTGTATGTCCTGCCTACTCAAACATCTCAAAATAGAAGGGCTGCGTAATGTCTCTCAAATGGCCTGATAAAGATCCCGATGATCAGCTAGACTACTCAATCAACTGGACAGAAGCCCTTGACGGTGACACGATTTCCAGCATCGTTTGGAAAATCTACGATGCAGATGGTGTGTTGCAAACATGGTCTTCCGGCGAAACAGTAAACGGCTTGCAACACGTTAGCAATACCAACACTACTACTGTTGCTACAATTTATCTGGGTAGCGGCACAGCATTTACGACCTACAAGATTGTGTGCCGGATGACTGCCAGTGATTCAACTGTGATTGAACAAGAAGTTCGCATCCGTGTAGTGGAGAAAAACTGATGGCATATAATTACCTTGAATTATCCAACGAGGTGTGTCGCCGCCTGAATGAACCGGAGTTGACTTCCTCTAACTTTTCATCTTCGACTGGATTCTATTCCCAAATCAAAGACAGCATCAACAGTGCAATCCGTGATATCAACCAGATGCACTTCAACTGGCCTTTCAATCACAACACAGATGATATTACCATGACTGCTGGGGAACTCCGTTACCCGCTACCAGAAAACGCCAAGTATGTTGATTTTGATACTGTCCGCATCCAGCGCAATACCACGCTAGGCGTAGGATCTGCTCTGCACTTGAAACAGATGTCCTACGATGAATATATCGACCGTTTCATCGATCAGGAATACGAAACAGATACAACCAATGGGACTGTTCCCGAATATGTTGTTCGGTCCCAAGACGGAGACATCATCTTTGCTCCGATGCCGGACAAAGCCTACACTGCCGAATACGAATATTTCATGTTCCCGGCAGACCTGAACACCTATGATGACGTTCCGACAATACCCTACCGTTTCAAGCATGTCATAGTCGATGGGGCTATGTATCATGCCTATATGTTCCGCGACAACCTTGAGTCTGCAAGTCTGGCCCTTCGCAAGTTTGAGCAGGGAACCAAGCACATGCGGACTCTTCTTGTAAATGAAAACGTGTATGCGAGGGCTATATAGATGCCAGATCGTTGGCAGACATACGCCTTTGAGTTCAAAGGTGGCTTGATTACAAACCTTTCCCCGTTTCAGCAAGGGATACAGGCCCCCGGTTCTGCCCGGATTCTCCGCAATTTTGAACCATCTGTGTTCGGTGGATATCGCCGCGTGGAAGGTTACGAGAAATTTGACAGTGCTGCGCTATCCAATACCGGAAACGTTCGTGGGATTGTCCGCTATGATGGTAATGTGTATGCGGCCCGGGGAGATGACCTGTTCCGTTCATCCGGTTCCGGTTGGACCCAGATTACAGACAATGTTACTTTTAGCAGCAGTGGGATTACACTGGGTGGATCTGGTAAGGTTCGTTTCCTGAAGTATGACTTCGATGGAACGGAAAAGCTGATGGTTGTGGATGCAACAGGAAAGCCATTTCGCTTTGACGGGACAACCTTTGAACAGCTAACATCGTTGCCCGCTGACACCTCTGGGGCAAGTCAAGTTGTTAATTTCAAGAACCACATCTTCCTTGCCAACGGAAAAGACCTTGTTTTCTCTGCTCCGTATGAAGATGATGACTTTACAAGTGCAAGCGGTGGTGGTATAATAAATATAGCTGATACCATAACGGGTTTGATTGTTTTCCGCGACCAGTTGATTATATTTAGTGAGAATACCATAAATCGGTTGGCAGGAAGCAGCATCGATGACTTTCAGTTGCAACCTGTTTCGCGGGATTTGGGATGTGTTGCTGAAGACACCGTTCAGGAAATTGGTGGTGACATCATGTTCTTGGGGCCGGATGGCCTTCGCTTGTTTTCCGCAACGGATCGCGTGGGTGACTTTGGCTTGGCTGTTATTTCTAAGCCTATCCAGACAGAGGTGTTGGATTTGGTATCATCTAGTCCGGGTGGGTTTAGCAGCACAGTTATCCGCGAGAAAAGCCAATATCGTATTTTTGGCTATAACAGCGGATATGCCAATAGCGCAGCGAAGGCGATTGCCGGAACGCAACTTCAAGAGGGCATCTCTTGGAACGACTTGCGTGGCTTCAACGCCTACGTTGTAACCAGTGAATATGATGGATTTGCAGAACGAATTTATTTTGGAGCATCGGACGGATATGTCTATCAAATGGAACAAGGAAACACACTGGACGGTGACCCCATACCTGCGACTTTTGCGACTCCGTTCGTCCCGCTTAACGACCCGAATGTGCGAAAGACAATTTACAAGGGGACCACATATCTGGATGTGAATGGCGCATTTGACTTGGAGTATTCCCTCAAGTTTGATTTTGACCAACCAAACGTCCCGCAACCTGATTCCGTTCTTTCAACAGACGCGGCTGCTTCCATCACGTATGGAACTGGAATATACGGAATAGGCGTATACGGGGTAAAACAGAAGGCAATTTTCGAGGTGCAAACCATAGGATCAGGATTTACAGTCTCTATCCTCTACGAGACAACAGGAACCGAAACGGATGCCGTATTTACTGTAGACGCTGCAACGCTGCAGTATGGAACATACGGAAGGAGATAATAGATGGGTACAGGCTATACCAGAAACGATACGGTTAACAACATTGCAGACGGTAACGTAATCAACGCTTCCGATTTGGATGGCGAGTTTGATGCAATCCAATCAGCCTTCGATGCAAGCACGGGCCACAGCCACGATGGAACTACGGGCGAGGGTCCCCAGATTGATACTGCTGGGATTGCCAACGATGCCGTAACATTGGGAACCAAGACATCGGGCAACTACGTTGCTGCAGGGGCAGTGAGTGGTGTTGGCTTGTCAGGGTCTGCCTCCAGTGAAGGTGCAACATTCACAGTTACATCTAATGCCACTGATGCGAACACGGCAAGCACCATTGTTGCCCGCGATGCCAGTGGCAATTTTTCTGCAGGGACTATTACGGCTTCCCTGACAGGCACAGCATCTAACGCTGCCCTACTTGACAGCCTTGACAGCACACAGTTCCTCCGTAGCGATGCGGCAGATACCAAGACCAGCGGTGACTTGACGTTTGCAGATAATGTGAAGGCAAATTTTGGTGCTGGGTCTGACTTGCAAATTTATCACACAGGTGCTTCATCAATAATTAAAGATGTTGGGACAGGGACGCTATGGATTGGTGGGTCTACTGAAATTGCGCTAGGCGACCCTGACATAACTGAATATTCTATTCGTTGCTTTGATGATGGCGCAGTCAGTCTTTACTACGACAACAGCACCAAACTCGCCACCACCGCCACAGGCATTGATGTCACTGGCACAATCACCAGCGATGGGCTGATTGTTGACACCACTACGCTTTATGTGGACAGCACAAACGATCGGATTGGCATTCGGACGAGTAGTCCACAAACAGCGTTAGTAATCAGTAATAATGGTGCAGAGGGCATAGAGATAGATGGGTATAATGCGAGTGCAGCCGCTGCTCTTATACAGGCGTATAATCGCTCTGCCTCTGCTTTTATTCCTTTGGAGCTGAGAGCATCACAGCTTGAGTTTAATATCGGCGGCTCAGAAGCAATGCGAATCGACAGTGGCAACTTGGTGGTGGGTGCGACAAGTGCTTATGCGACTAATGCGATTACTGCTGGGGTTGGCGGAATTTTATATTCACGCCGCACTAGTGGCGGCCCTTTAACTTTGCGAAGGGACAGCACCGATGGTGCGATTGCGACCTTTGAAAAAGATGGCACCACTGTGGGCGTAATCGGAAGCCAATATTGGGGCATTGGGACTGGTTCGCCTTCAAGACCGCTAGATGTTGTAGCTGATGCTAACGATAATCCATTGCGACTTAGGGCGCGGGGTGGTGGCACAAGTGCGTATATAACTTTTTCAAGCAACGATGCAACAACGACTAATGCACTTATTGGAAACCCTGCCGCTAATACATTAGCGTTCTACACAAACGGTTTCTCAGAACGC